GATGACGACGGCGAACGTCAACACCGCCATTGCCTCATCCACGGTCGGCGCGGTTGGGACCTACGCATTCTTGTCAAACATAGGTGGGTCGTCCGCCAACCCAGGTGACACGGAAGCCGCCGCCAATCTTCGGTACTTCGGCATCCGCGACACTCAGGTGGCCAGCGCTGGGAACATCTACGGTTCTGCGCCCGCTGCCGGGACGTGGCGGTGCATGGGGATTGCCAATTTTGGCTCGGGAGTCAGTACAGGCGGCACACTTTGGCTGAGGATCGCGTGATGCAGATCAGAAACATCCGCTACAACCAGTACGGCACCATCAACTGCGAGATAGAGCATCCGCAATTTGGGTGGATACCGTTCACGGCGTCTCCTGGCGACGTGGAAAAGCACGGGCGCGACATCTACGCCGCTGCTCTTGCTGCTGGGCCAGCACCGTATGAGCCGGAAAAATAATGCCACTCATCCCCTTGCAAATGCCCCCCGGAATGTACGCCAACGGCACAGACCTTGAGGCTGCCGGGCGCTGGCGTGATGGCAATCTTGTTCGTTGGGTAAACGGCTCGCTTCGCCCCGTCGGCGGATGGCGCTTGCGGAAGGATAGCGCATTCGCTGCGCCTGTCCGTGGCTGCGTTGCGTGGAAGGATAACTCCGGGGACCGCTGGTTTGCGGCTGGGACATACAACAAGCTGTATGTCATGTCGGCAGCGAACACGGTTTCAGACATCACACCGAGCGGCCTAACGGAGGGCAGCGCAGACGCCACGGTCAACTTCGGCTATGGCGGTTCGTTCTATGGGACCGGGTATTACGGCGCTCCGCGCCCGGACACCGGGAACTATGCCGAAGCCACGACATGGGCCGTTGACACGTGGGGGCAGTATCTGGTCGCTTGCTCGGTTGATGACGGCAAGCTGTACGAGTGGCAGTTGAATACCTCCTCTGCGGCTGTGGCTATTTCCAACGCTCCGACCGGGAACTTGTCTTTGGTGACAACGGAAGAGCGGTTTCTCTTTGCGCTGGGGGCCGGTGGCAACCCGCGCAAGGTCCAATGGTGCGACCGGGAAGACAACACGACATGGACGCCAGCCGCGACCAACGAGGCCGGGGACATCGAGTTGCAGACCGCCGGGCAGATCATGGCTGGGGTGCGGACGCGTGGCCAGACGCTCATCCTGACCGATCAGGATGCGCACACGGCAACTTATGTCGGCCCGCCGTTCGTGTATGGCTTTGAGCGCACGGGCACGTCCTGCGGTCTCGTCGCGCGCTGCGCGGTGTCTTCCACGGACTACGGCGTTTTCTGGATGGGGCAGCGATCGTTCTTTGGCTACAACGGCTCGACGGTTTCCGAGTTGAAATGCGATGTTCTGGACCGGGTGTTTGAGGACATCAACGCCTCGCAGATTTCCAAAGCCCATTCGGTCGTTAATGGGCAGTTTGGCGAGGTGTGGTGGTTCTATCCGTCCTCAGCGTCCAACGAGTGCGACAAGTACGTGGCTTTCAGCTACAAGGAGGGCTGGTGGCACACCGGCGACCTAGACCGCACGGCGGGGATTGATCGGGGCGTGTTCAAATACCCGTTCTGGGTGTCTTCAACCGGAAACGTCTATGAGCATGAAATCGGCCTGAACTTCGATGACGCTTCGATCTACGCCGAAAGCGGGCCAATCAGCTTGGGCGTTGGGGACAACGTGATGGCCTGCACAAGGCTTATCCCCGACGAAGAGACGCAAGGCGAAGTCACGGCGACGTTCAAGACGCGCTTCCACCCAAACGACACGGAGCGGTCTTATGGGCCGTATAGCATGAGCAACCCGACCAGTGTCCGCTTCACCGGGCGGCAGGTCAGGATGCGGGTTGATGGCGTGGCCCTAAAGGACTTCCGCGTTGGTGTCATGCGGCTAGAGGCGCAGCAGGGCGGGCGGCGATGAGTTCTCCGGTTCTGCCCCCGATTGGCGCTGACTGGAAGGTATGGGGCCGTCAGTTGACGACCTATCTGCGCCGCCAGCTTCCCCGCTTGCAGGTCAAGACCAGCGGGGAGACGCCGACCGAGGATGGTATCATTTTATGGGACCGCACGGGCTATCCCGTGGTGTCAAAGAACAACGAGTTCCGCCAGCTTGTCATCGCGGATGGCTATGCGCAGTTCGGGCAGGATAACGACATCACGGCGGCGCTGGCAGACACGGCATACGCTATCACGTTTGATGCCCCTGGCTTGTCTGACGGCATTTCGCAAGGCAGTCCGGCCTCTCGGATTGTCTTTGAAGAGGCGGGGATATTCCTGCTTTGCTTCACGGCGCAGATCACCAGCACATCTGCGAGCGACGTGGACTTCTACTTCTGGCCGAAAATCAACGGAACGGACGTAACCGGATCGACCATCAAGACCAGCCTTCACAGCAACGGGGATACGAAGGTGGTGTCGCGGTCTGCGCTGTTTCAGGTCAGCGCGAATGACTACCTTGAGCCATATTGGGCGGTGTCCAGCACGAACGGAAGCCTCAAGGCGTTTGCCGCGACGGCCTTTGCACCGGCAACGCCTTCCGTCACGCTGGCAATCACGCGGATCAGGCAATGAACGTGATTGAGCAATGCAAGCCGTGGATTGAGGCCGCGCTGGCGTATTCCGGCGGCACTCACACGTTCGAGGATATCGTGGACGGAATTGCCGAAGGCCGGTTTCAGCTTTGGCCTTCGGAGCGCGGGTGTCTGGTCACGGAAATCGTGGTCTATCCCCGGAAGAAAATCCTCAACGTGTTCCTTGGCGGGGGGGAATTGGCGCAACTTGCGGACATGCACCGCGACGTGATAGAGTGGGCAAAGGCACAGGGTTGTCAAGCAGCATCCATTACCGGACGCAAGGGATGGGAGCGGGCTTTCAGACAATACGGCTGGACGCCTAGGCATGTCACACTCGGATTGGAGTTTGATTGATGAGCCTTGGCGGTTCGCAGACGACGAAACAAGAAATTCCGGCATGGCTTGAAGCGCCGTCCATTCGCGCAATCCAGCGCGGTGAGGATATTTCGCGGATTGGCTATGTGCCGTATTACGGTCCGGACATTGCGGCCCTGACGCCCATGCAGACTTCGGCCATGCAAAATGCGGCCAATGCAGCGGCAGCTTTTGGTCTAACCGCACCGACGGATGTGATGGCTGGGATGCCGGTGGCGCAGGACTTTGCGGGCGGCGTTCGGGGCTATTCCTCGCAACCCCTTTACCAGCAAAGCCTTGATGCTCTTCAGGCCGCGCGCCCTGGCCAGTTCGACTATCTCAACAGCTTCTTCATCAATCCGTTCACGGGGCAGGGGCAACCGGCCATGCAACCGGCCATGCAGCCCGCGCCGCCAGTCGCTGGCTACATGCCCACGACTGACTGGAGGGAAGAGCGAGACCCCGGCATGGACCGGGTAAGTTCTGGAAGTGGCTACACGGGCTTCCGCGATATGTTTGATGGTGGCGGGCCGGGCAAGAGTGGCTCAACTTTTTCAGGGGGCGGGCTTCTCAGCAGCGCCGCGAACCGAGTTGCATCGCCCGTTGAACGTGACGGCGGCGGTGGCGGGGGATCAAAATAATGGCAACGGCAGCAAACCCTCAGAACCAAGGCGCGGCCCCGAACGTCTTTCAGCAGTCGGCGCAGGCGTATCGCGGTGCGCTGGGCGGCACGGCGATGGGTATGGGCTACCAGCCGCAGACGCTGGCCCAGACCAACATGCAGCCGTACATGAACCCGTACACGCAGAACGTGGTCAACACGACGCTGGGCGACATCAACCGGATGCGCCAGATGGGCTTGAACGACGTGGGCGCGCAGGCCACGCGGGCGGGTGCGTTCGGCGGTTCCCGGCAAGGTGTGGCCGAGGCAGAGACCAACCGTGCGGCAATGGACGCGGCGGCTCGGGCGGCTGGCGGGCTGTATCAGCAGGGCTTCACGCAGGCTCAGGGCGCAGCGCAGCAGGACATCGCAAACCAGATGGCCGCGAACCAAATGCGGCTCGGGGCGGCAAACCAGATGGGCAGCCTTGCCAACCTCGGGTTCGGCATGGGTCAGCAGCTTAACCAAGGGCTGACGCAGCAGGGCGCGCTTCAACAGGGTGTCCAGCAGGCGCTTATCGACGCGGCGCGTGGTCAGTATGCCGGGTTCACGGGCGCACCGGGGCAGAGCTTGCAGTATCCGCTTGCAGCCATTGGCGGGGTGCCGAACCCGATGTCGGAAACCACGACGAAGCAGCCGGGCCTGTTCAACTTCCTTTCGCTGGCGCTGGGGATGTAATGGCCGATCTGCGCGCGGGCATTCTGGAGACGGCAAAGGCAATCGGCGCTAACCCGCTCGATTTGGCCACGGTCATCTCCTATGAGACCGGCGGCACGTTTGACCCGTTGCAGCTCGGCCCGACCACGCAATGGGGTCAGCACCGGGGTCTGATCCAGTTCGGTGAGCCGCAGGCGCGGCAATACGGCGTCAACTGGGATGACCCGCTGGGGTCGCAGCTTGGCCCTGACGGGGCGATTGCCCGCTATTTCAGGGACCGTGGCTATCAGCCGGGCATGGGCTTGCTCGACCTCTATAGCACGGTCAACGCGGGGAGGCCGGGGCTGTATAACCGCACGGACGCGAACAACGGCGGTGCGCCGGGGACGGTGCGAGACAAGGTGGAGAACCAGATGGAGGGGCATCGCAGGCGCGCTGCGGCCCTTCTGGGCGGTGACTATGCGCAAGGCCCGCAGATTGCAGCGGACGCGATGCGCGCACTTGGGATAGAGGGGCCGACGATGGCGCAGAATGAACCGACCGGCGGTCTTCTTGGACGCGTCTCCACGCAGAACCAGGGCGGCAGCATCTGGGACCGCATTGGAGGCGGGTTCTTGTCCGATCCTGACCGCCGGGCACGGATCGCGATGGCTCTGGAGGGCATGACGACCAACCCGAACTTGGCCTACATCTCGGCCCTACAGGGCGATATGCAGCAGCGGCGCGAGGAAGCCAAGACGGCGGAACAGCGCGCCCAGCAAGAACAACAGAAGAACGCAACGATTGCATGGCTTCGCTCGCAGGGCCGTGAGGACTTGGCAAACGCAATGGCGGCGGGGCTTTCGGCCAATGCGGCGTTTAGCATGGCCCTTAAGCGCGCGGACCCGACTGCGGGCGTCGTTGTCGAAGGGCGCTTGGTGAACCCGGTTACGGGGCAGGTCATTTACGAGCCGACCGGGGACAACGCCGCTGACCCAGAGGACGTTCGCAAGCTGCGGACCGAGTTTTCCGGGCTTTCGCGTGTCAAGGACTTCTCGCAGCAGGCGGCGGCATATGGCCGTGTCGTGGCCTCGGCGAATGACCCATCGGCGGCTGGCGACCTCGCGCTGATCTTCAACTACATGAAGGTTCTCGACCCTGGCTCGACCGTTCGGGAGGGCGAATTTGCTACCGCTGAAAACTCGGGCGGCGTTGATGACCGGGTGCGCAGCATCTACAACAAGCTGTTGAATGGCGAACGGCTGACGCCTGCCCAGCGCAATGACTTCGGCGACCGTGCAACGCGCCTGTATCAGAACGCCGAAAAGGATTATCAAGGCATTTTTGACCAATTCGCAGACATCGCCAAGCGGCGCGGTTTGCCAATTGAGGACGCCCTGATTGACTTCCGGTATTCGGGGGAGGCATTCCAGCCGCAAGCCGTTGCTCCGTTTCAAGGCCCAGCCGCGCCCCCGCCACCGCCGCCCGCAGGAGTTACGCCGGAAGACTGGCAGCGGGCATGGCAGAACATGACCGAATACGAGCGCACGTTGTTCATGCAGGGGACGCAGTAATGGCTGACATGACGCCTGCCCAGCGCCAAGCCTACGAGGCCGCGTTGTCCCGTGGCGGAATGACGGACGCGCAACGCCGTGCCTTTGAGGCGGCGCGAGAGCGCAGTGGCGCGGCACAAGAGGTGCGCAATGCCGTCCCCACGCAGCGGACTCGATCTGCACTGCAAGGTCTTACGTTCGGCGGGGCAGATGAGGCGGAGGCTTACCTGACCTCGACGTTCACGGGTAAGCCTTACGAAGAGGCGCTTAACGAGGTTCGCGGCAAGCTGAAAGCGTATCAGGGCGCGCGTCCGTGGGAGTCTCTTGGGTACGAAGTCGGCGGCGCAGCCCTTCCGGCGATTGTGGCATCCGTGTTTTCGGGTGGAGCAGCGGCCCCGGCTGCGGCGTCTCGCTTGTTCCCCAGCCTTGCCCGTGCTGCCGCTATCGGGGCGGGGCAGGGCGGCGCGTATGCTTTCGGGACGGGTGAGGGCGGGCTTGCGGAGCGCGCGGCTCGTGTGCCCGCTGGGGCGGTCGCTGGCGGCATTGCTGCTCCTGTCGTATCCTTGGCCGTATCTGGGGCTTCTCGACCCCTCACGGCGCTTCTGGACGTGGCTCGGCGTCGTCTCGGCGGGCGCGGCGCGAAGATCGTTGAGGCCGAGTTGCAACGCATCGCCCAGGAGGGCGGGTTTACGCCAGATGAAGCCGCGCAGCGCGTAGCTTCGGGGCAGATTGTGGCCGAGACCGAGACCTTGCGCGATATTGTGCGGGTTTACCGGACCCTCGGCGGTGAGGCTGCTACGACCTTGCGCGAGACCCTGCCGCGCCGTGCGGAGCAAGGCCGTGAAGCGGCAATGTCCGAGATGCAGCGTTACTTGGCCGGTGGCGCTGACCAGAACGTTCTTCGGCAGGTGCGTCAGGCTGACGATGTCGCGCGGGCGGCAGAGCGGCAAGCCTATGCTCCGTTCCGTGCGCAGGAAGCCCCGCCGGAACTGGTTTCGCAGTTGGGCGAGGCGCTGCGCCGCGTTCCGTCTGCCGCCGAAGAAGTTTCGATGGCCCTCAAGGCGGAGACTGGGCAATCGCCGTTTTTCCAGATTGGAGAGAACGGGGCCGTTACCTTCACGCGCACGCCAACCGTTGCGGAGGCTGAAAGTGTGCGGCGGGCACTAGATAACCGCGCGACGGCACTCTATCGCGGCAACATGGGTGGCGCGGGCGAAGCGGTTTCCGGTGTCGCGGGCCAGCTTCGGGGGCTTCTTGACGTGTCCGTGCCGGAATTGGCGTCCACGCGCGCGAATGCTGCGGCCCTTCGCGGCGCTCGGGATGCCTTTGAAAACGGTCGCAAAGCATTCGCCCGTTCGGCTGACGAGGTAGAGGTTGAGTTTGAGCGACTGACTGATCCTCAAGCGATTGAAGCCTACCGCGCCGGTCTCATGGACGCCTTGCGCCGGAAATACTCCACCGGGCAGCAGGCTTCGCTTATGGGCATCTTGAACAACCCTGAGCGCAAGGAAGGTGCAATCCTGCGGACGGTGTTCCCGCAAGACCAGTTGCCGGACGTTCTGCGTACGATTGAGAACGCGGCCCGCTCCCAGCAGACAGCAAACTATGTGGTCGGCGGCTCGCAAACTGCGGCATCTACGCAGCAGGCAAGGCGTGTCGGGATGGACATCGGCGCTGAGGATATCAGTGGCGTTTTGGCCCTTGACCCGATGGCGATTGGCCGTGTCGGCATGAAACTTGTCCGCAGCTTTGCGCCCGAACTGACCGATGCCCAACGGAAGCAGGTTGTTGACATTCTTGTGTCTGAAAACCCGAAGGTTGTCCGTCGTGCGTTCCAAGACGAAAGCGGCATGGCGGTGTTGCAGCGCGGCGTTGAGTCTCTGGTGGAAATCATCAAGAGCGGCGCGCGGCCCGCGTCAGCCGTTGGGGCAACGCAGGGCGTGACCGGCCTTCTGGCACAGTAGGAAAGCGACATGAAGCCCAAGAAGCTGACAGAAGACCAAATCCAGAACACGCTCACCAACGCGGTGCGCGAGGCGGTGCAGTTCATCGAAAGCGAAATCGCGCCCGACCGGATCAAGTCGCAGAAATACTTCGACGGCAAGGTGAACCTTGAGCATGAAGAGGGCCGCTCCAAGGTCGTCGCCACGAAATGCCGAGACACCATTCGGGCCGTGAAGCCCGCGTTGATGCGCGTCTTCCTGCAATCTCAAAAGCCCGTGGAGTTCGTGCCGCGCCGCCCGAATACCGTTATGGCCGCAGAACAGGCGACGGCCTTTGCCGAATACGTGTTCAACCTGAATAATGGCTTTGACGTCATCAGCGACGTGTTCCATGACGCGCTGATTAAGAAGGTCGGCATTGCGAAAGTCTACTACGACGAAACGTCAGACGTGGAGTTTGACGAGTATTCCGGCCTGTCTCCCGAACAGGTGGCGCTGGTCCAGTCCGATCCGGAAATCGAAATCGTGGAGATGGAGCAGACCGAGGACGGCAGCTTTGAGATGAAGGTGAGCCGCACCAAGCGCGGCGGTCAAATCAAGGTGTCGTCGGTCGCCCCGGAGGACTTTTTCGTGGACCGCTCGGCCACGTCCATTCTGGATTGCTACGTCTGTGGCCACTCGACGGAAGGCCGGGTTGGCGATCTGGTCGAGATGGGCTTTGACTTTAAAGAGGTATACGACCTCGCGGGCACCGATGACGGCATGGTGGACGAAGAGGAAGAACTGGCCCGCACGGGTTGGGACAACCTGGACCAAGACGAGGACGCCAACGACCCGTCGATGCGCAAGGTGCTGATCACTGAAGCCTACATGCGAATGGATATTGAGGGCACAGGCATCCCCAAGCGATACAAGTTCCTGTGCGCTGGGGGCGACTACACCATTCTGAATTACGAACTGTGCGATTATCAGCCGTTCGCGGTGTTCGAGGTTGATCCCGAGCCGCACACGTTCTTTGGCCGGTCTTTGGTCGAAATCATTACGGATGACCAAGATGCCTCTACGTCGCTTCTGCGCGGCCTTCTGGACAGCATTGCGCTCTCCCTAACGCCTCGGCTCGGCGTGGACAAGAACGCGCTTGATGAAGACGGATACGACGATCTTCTGAACAACGAAATCGGCGGGATCGTGCGCTTCAAAGGCCCGCCGTCGCAGTCGCTCTACGAGTTTGCAATCGGCAACGGCGCGTCCAACGTGCTTCCCGCCATGCAGATGTATGACGAAGCGATCCGGGCCAAGACGGGCGTGTCTGGCGCGGGTATGGGGCTTGATGCCGATGCCCTGCAATCCCAGACCGCAGCGGGGGTGAATGCCGCCGTGCAGGCCGCAACGGCGGTGTCCGAGTTGATTGCGCGGACGCTGGCGGAAGGCGGCATGAAGCAGCTTTTCAAGGCCATTGCCACTCTGGCCCGGCAGCACCCGGACGAAAACACTATGATGAGGCTGGACGGCAAGTTTGTCCCGGTTGACCCGCGTTCTTGGTCGGCTGACATGGACATGACGGCAAACGTGGGTCTCGGCACCGGGCGGCACGAAGAGCGGGTCATGGCCCTGAGCAACATGGCCAAGTTCCAGCAGGGCGTGTGGAGTGCATACGGGCCGGGCAACGGCCTTGTCACCATGACGAACATCCGCAACACGCAGGCTGATCTGGCGCGGCTCATGGGCGTTCACAACGTGGACAGGTATATCCAGCCCATGGACCCGCAGACGGAGCAGCAGTTGCTCATGCAGGCGGCTCAGGCGGCTCAGGGCCAGCAGCAGGGCAGCGACCCGAACGCGGCGTTCTTGCAGGCCGAGAGCATGAAGGCCCAGATGAAGGCGCAAACCGACATGGCGCGTCTGCAACTGGACGGCCAGAAGGCCATGATGGAAGAGCAGCGCAAGCGTGGCGAAATCGCGGGCAAGATGGACCTTGAGCGCGACAAGATGGTTCAGGATTTGGCCGTCGAGGTGGCAAAAATCCTCGGGCAATACGGCACCACGGTTGATGTGGCCCAGATCAAGGCCGAACAGGCGGCGAATGGAGGGATGATTGGACCGCAAGCAGCGCGCTAACGACGCGGAACGCCTTCTGCGCGACGAGACATTCGTTGACGTGCTGGACAGTGTGCGTCGTCAATCTTTGGAGGTGTTCACGTCTCCAAATTCTGATATAAAGGCGATTGAGAAGGCCCACGAGGGCATTCGAGCAGTAGAAACCGTCCTGTCGGAAGTCCGGTCCCGTATCTACGGCGGCAAAGCACAGGACAAAAAGGAAGGTCGGCACCGTGCAAGCGACTGACATGGAAGCAGCTGTTGAAAGCCTGCTTATGAAATCGGAACCCGCCGTTTCTGACGACACCGAGGCCACCCAAGAACTGGACGCCGAGGAAGAAATCGAAACGGAGGAAGCCGATGACGCCGAATCTGCCGAGGCGGAAACCGAAGCCGGGGACGAGGCCGAGGAAGAGGCAGAAGATGAAGACGAAGACGAAAGCGAAGCCGGTTCTGAGGGCCGTGACACCTACACCGTCAAAGTAGACGGCAAGGAAGTCAGCGTAACCCTCGAAGACCTCAAGCGTGCTTATTCGGGCCAGTCTTACATTCAGAAGGGAATGCAGGAGGCGGCGGCAAAACGGAAAGAAGCCGACCAACTCTTCCAAGCCCTTCAATCCGAGCAGCAGCGGTTCATGGAAACCGTGCAGCGTATCCAGTCCGAGGGTTTCCGGCCCGCCCCCCAGCGCCCGGACCCGAAATTGGCTGAGACCGACCCTATCGGCTTCATGCAGGCGAACGCCCGTTATGACGCCGAGATGGCCCAGTATCAGCAGCAGCAGGAACAGCTAAAGGCTGTCAGCGCGTCACAGAATGCACTTCGCCAAAAGGCGATGCAGGCGCACTTGGCGGAACAGGCTGCGATCCTGCAACAGAGTATCCCTGAGTTCTCCGACGCCGCAAAGGCAGGGGAAATCAAAAGCAAGCTACTCAAGACCGGGGCCGAATATGGCTTCGGCGAGGATGAGTTGGCTGGCGTGACGGATGCACGGACGGTCCAGGTGCTGTACGACGCCATGCGCTGGCGCGAACTTCAAAGCGGCACGGCCAAGGCCAAGAAGAAGCCCGAGCCACCGAAGAACTTGAAGCCGCGAGCCAAGCGCACTGAGCCGGAAAGCGTTGTTCGGAAGAAGAAGATGGAGCAGGCAAAGAAGTCCGGTCGCATGGAAGACTGGGTTGACGTGCTTCTCGTTAGCAACGCCAAATGATGAGGCTTTACCATGGCACAACCCGCCAACTCCCTTGATAGCTACAACCTCGTAGGTATCCGTGAAGACCTTCAGGATGTGATCTACAACATCGATCCTGAAGAGACTCCGTTCTACACCGCCTGCGCCAAAATGCGGGCGTCGAACACCCTGCACGAGTGGCAGACCGACACCCTCCGGGCATCGGCTGACAACGCGCACATCGAGGGTGACGATACCGTTGCGGAGGCCCGCGCGGTCACTTCCCGTCTGGGCAACTACACGCAGATTTTCAAAAACGCGGTCGTCATCCCCGGCACTGACGTTGGCCTGAACAAGGCTGGCCGTGCGCGCGAGATGGCTTACCAGGTCCTGAAAATCGGCAAGGAACAGAAACTTGACATCGAAAAGGCTCTGTTCGCCAACCAAGCGCGTTCGGCTGGTGGATCGACCACCCCGCGCCGTTTGGCTGGCGCTCCTGCGTGGATTGCGACCAACACTGCTAACGTCGGCGGTGGCGGTTCGGACCCGACCGGCGACGGCACTGATGCACGGACTGACGGCACACAGACTGCATTCTCGCAGGCCGACTTTGATCTGGTCATGCAGTCGATTTGGGAGCAGGGCGGCAAGCCGGATACGGTTTACCTCTCGGCATTCCAGATGGATGTGGCCCTTGGCTTCGTCGGCAACAACGCCCAGCGAGCCACCATTTCGGCTGACAGCAAGAAGGTTGTCAACGCAATGGCGATGTACGTCACGCCGTGGGGCACTGTTGAGTTCAAGCCGACCCGCGAGAACCGCAGCCGCGACGTCTTCATCATGCAGTCCGACATGTGGGCCGTGGGCACCCTGCGCCCGACCCGCACCGAGGAACTGGCGAAGACCGGCGACAACGAGAAGCGTCAGATCATCACCGAACTGACGCTCATCTGCAAGAATGAACAGGCCAGCGGCATCGTCGCTGACTGCTCGACCTCGTAAGAAGGAGGCACAGACATGCCCTCTCCGTACTTCAACAACTACGGGATCGTGACCGTCACCGACGCGACCGTCACCATCACCGACGACGCACACGTTGGCCAGCGGATCGTTCTGAACCGTGCGGCTGGCGTGACCGCGACCCTTCCGGCGGCAATCGGCTCGGGCAACCGCTACGAGTTCATCGGCGCGGTTGACGCCACTGGCGACCAGATCATCCAGGTTGTCGGTGACGATACCATGGCTGGCGTGGCCTATCTGGGCAACGACAGCGCCGGGGCGTCGTGCTTCTACACGGCGGCAACGTCGGACACCATCACGCTTGATGGCTCGACCAAGGGCGGCCTCAAGGGCTGGCGCGTCATCTGCGACGACATCGCGGCTGACACGTGGGCGGTCATGGTGTTCTCGGAGGCATCCGGCACCGAGGCCACGCCATTCTCGGCGGCGGTCAGCTAACCAACCGGGGCGGGCTTCACGGCCCGCCCTAACCGCATGGAGGCCATATGCTGGTCAAGGTGAATTGCCACAACTTCTACTGGAACGGCGTCAAATATTGGCGCGGTCAACAGTTTGAGTTCAATGGCGATATCAAGCAATACGCGGGGCGTATCACCCATGAAGATCAAGGAAGAAGCAACGCTGGAGGACGGCAAGCTGCTGGTGAAGCAGACGCACGACTTCAACCCGGTTCTGGACATGGCCCGGACGCTCCGGTCAAACGGCCTCGTGGGCGACCGCGAAAAGCGGCTGGTGGGGGTAATTCCGATGGCGCAGTGGCGCATGTGGGCGCGCAAGTGGGGGGTTGACCCCCAAGACAACGCGGCCATGCGCGAGGTTGTGGCCCGTGAATTGGCAAACTCTGACAACGCCCAATATCGTGTTTGGGAAGGACGGTTCTAAATGGCTAACATCACTCCCCGCGATCCGGGCTTTGACGCTGCTGAGGTCACTCCCAGCGACACCGCAGAGGTTGACGCCCGCGCGCTGTATATCGGCGGAACAGGTGACGTGAAGATCAAGACGCCGGGTGGAACAACCGTGACGTTCGCCAGCGTCCCAAGCGGCTTCCTTCTACCGATGAACGCCAAAATCGTGTATTCTACCGACACGACAGCGACAGATATCGTAGCGATCTACTGATCCGATGCTGACCATTGCCATATCCTTGTGGTCGTCGCTGAGAGCAGTGGCAGTGCCCTATGACCCCGGATCGGTCCTGCTGATCGAGGGCGGCACCGACAAACTGCTGATTGAGGGCGGCACCGACGCAATCCTGCTCGAAGGAAATACCTGATGGCTGACACCCCACTTTCCTTGCTGACGGCCACCACGGCCCTTGCAAGCGGCGACCTGTTCTACGTCGTGGACGGGGGCAACTCCCGCAAGATCGACTACGACAATGTCGTCACCCAACTGGCTGCCGCCACCAAGACGCTGACGAATACCACGCTGGATGCGAATGGTACTGGCAACAGCATTTCCAATATCGAGGTGGCAGACCTCGCCAGTGCCGCCAAGACCGGGGCTGACGCCAAGGTTGTGACCGGCACGGCTGGCACGGACGGCAACCTCGTGTCGTGGAACGCTGACGGGGATGCGGTAGACAGCGGGTCGGCCCCGAGCGACTTTGCAACCGCTGCACAGGGTGCTTTGGCTGACAGCGCCATTCAGTCCACCGACACGGCCAGCGACACGGCGGCAGGCATCGTTG